TGTTCCGAATAAACAACCTCAAGCGGTGCAAACTCTTTTATCTCTACCTCTCCACCTATGCCAGTTAACTGTAACGCAAAGTTCCAATTATCCTCCATTGCTTTCTGCCTTGCCTGTACATAAGTCTTTTTAAACAACTCATATTTTAGGTCGGTAGCGTTCCTATCTCCTAATGCACCCTCTGTTGGTATACCAAATAACTCTGGGCTTGGTATCTTATGTCCCGAATATATCTCCTGTTGTATTTGCTTGTTTAACTCTAAAAACTGTTTGTCCAGGTCGGATGGTGCTAACGTATCAATAGTTGGTGCTTGTACGTTTGGAGGAGTAAACGACAAAATAAACCTACCCGCATTATTGGTACCGGCAAACTTATTTCTAAACTGTGCTTCTATATTGTTTTTAGCCTCCTCTGTTGGCTCTCCATTGTGGAATGAAATTAAGGTGCTGCTTACAAAACCATTCTTTAGGTTGTTGAGGTGAAAGTTAGCAACCTCCATATCCATATTGATATAAGGTACTGCGCCAACATAATCAGGCAATGGATATACATCAGGCTCATTACCCATCTTAGGGCGGTACAACTTATAAGCGTACATTTTAACGCCTTTGTTTATTCCGTTGTAAGCCTGTACTGTTTCAACATCTCTTGCGGCTAATCTGGTTGACTTCTCCCACTTATCCGATATGTAATATTCCGAACAGTCATTGTTAGTCCTTACCTTTGCAAATGGTATGTGGGTAATGTATTTTAATCTGCCTACACGGTCAAATATAAACTTCCAATAAAAACCACCAAATACTTCTAAGTCCATTACAGACTTATACTGTACATCTTCTGCGGTCTCGTATGGGTTAACTAAATCTAAATAGGCATTAACACTATCAGCGTTAACACTATCTTTTTTAGCATCTATACCTTTGCCAGTAATGTATTGTACCTTTCCTGTTATAATAGCGTTATGCTTTGCCGAACCATTAAGCAAGGCAACAAGGTAATCGGGATAGGTGTTACCCTCTCCAAACAATACCCAGGGCTTTGTGCTATCGTGGTTTTTTACCTCCTTAAATACAGGAGGCGCACTATTTATCAGCTTTACTACTATCAAATTATTATCCTCCATAAACCGCAGTTGTTACTGTTCTTGTGTATTGTGTGTCGGTGGTTGCCGTTCCTATTACTTTTACCATTCCGCTTTCAACTATTGTTTTTCCTGTTGGGCTTAGGTTGGTAGCACTTGCTTGTTCGTATACATTATAAGTCCACTCGCCTGTTGTTGCCAATGTTACTTGCCCGGCTATCGGGTTAGGTGTTGCAGTTTCTGTTATGGTAAACTGATTAAACCTATCTAAGTATTGACTAAGGTCTACAGGCTGTATGCAATACTTCTTTTCTCCGCTTGCTTTGCTTATCCATTCCCATAAGTAGTAAGCGTTGGCAATAGTTGTCTTCTCCTTTAGAGTTACCGTAACTATGTTGCTTTGCCCTTTATTGATAACTACCATACTTATAATACCAAAAAATTTAATTTTGTGCCAAAAAAAAGCCCCGCACATTGGCGAGGCTCTTCTTAACCGCTACAAACACTTATGAAATCAAACTGCTTTCTGAACCGGTGTACTCAAACCAATCGTTAGGCTCGTTACCGTCAAACACTACGGTGTAACCGTTAAGGTCTCCCATTGCTGTTCCTGTAACTGCTGTTGAGGTTGTAACCATTAGACCTTTTTGTTTGCCGCAAATCCATAGTTTGCCGTTGTTATCTTTTACGATAATAACTAAACGGTTTTTAGATAAGGCAACAATCTTGTCGCGGGTTTGGTAGGTTAACTTTTGGAAGATAGCCGACACTTGTTGTGCAAAGAAAACCGTTCCGTTAGGGCGGCTGCCTGTTAGCACACTTTGAGCCATTGAATTTTCCTCCTCAAGTTCATATTTGTAGAACACGCCCGACTTAGTAATAGCCGATACTGTTCCACTTGCTTCTGTATAGGCTGTAACATTAGCGGTAGTGTTAATGTAGAGGGTTTGTATACCCCCTACACTATCACGACAATCTAATGCAAAGCCTTGAGTTATTGCGCAAGGCATGGGTTAAGAGTTTTTGTATGAAACAATACGATTACCAAAGTAGTACTGAACACCAATTTTAGTTTCAGCTACAAAGCGAACTTGGCGTGCTTCACGAGCATAGAACAATTCAAATTGTTCTTCTTCGTTTAATAGGTCAGTGCCTAAAACAAAGTTACCATTCTCACCAAACTCACCAGTGATAATACGGTTAGTACCATTTAATCCCGGTACGCCTATTAAAGTGTAGTTAGAGTTTTCAACTTTCATTTCGTAACCTTTGGCATCACCGAAGTAATGGTATAGGTTATCGGTAGCAAGTTTATTTTGGTAAATTTCAAAAGTGTCATAACCACACATAACCTTTACGTTATCACGACCTTTAACATCAAGAGGTATTTTAGTGATGATGTCTTGCATAATACCACGAATGGTAGATGCATTGATTGCGGCTTGTGGGGTTGCTGATACTACTGATGTGTCAGCATCAATAAGTTTTAAGAAACCATCAAACCTTGAAAGGTATGGAAAGTTAGCTGCGTTTAGGCTTGTATCACCTTGCCAAATAGCTATTTCTTTACGCTTCTCAAAGTTCTGCATAGTATCATCTACGATGTAGCTTTCAAAATCATCAAGTCCCATAGGAGAGCCGGGCTTTAAACCTTTTTGTGTCCATTTTGCCTCAAGTTCTTTTGGACACCACTCAAGGTAAACGCCAATTTTACCTACCGTTAATGCACGTTGAGTAAATACGGTGTCTCCCGATGCGGTAAAACCACACGCTTGTAGTTGCCAAAAGCCCTCTGTTGCAATTTTGTTTAGTTGTTCAGAAGATTTTATACCTACCAATGATGATAGTAAACCTGCTGTCTTGCCCTCAAATACTAAAGCGTATTTTAGGCTGTCCATGTTTTCTCTGGTGTAATTACCGAGAGCTGCTACATTAAATCCCATTTTCTTTTATTTTTAGTTTTTTTAAGTTACTTGTTACGTTGTGCAAACTTTTGTGCTGCTGCCGCCATGCGCTCTATGGCAGTTTCTTTCTCGCTCTGTATTTGTTTGCTGAATGATGTTTTTGTTGGTTTGTCAGCAGGTGCCGATGGGTCTTCAGCTAACTTTTCAATAACAGCAAACATATCTTTGATAAGTGCTGATTGTGCTGCTAACTCTGTTTTAAGGCTTGCCACATCTGCTTTGTTTACGTTGGCTAAGGCTGTTTGAATGGCAGCTTCTACGTCTTCCATTTTAACGGGTTGGCTTGCTTCAACCTCAACCTCAACTACAGGCTCGCTTTCTGGTACTTTGATGTCGGTAACAAAACCACCCTCGGTAGTTACTAATGTACCGTCTTCTAATTCATGGGTTGCATCTTGTGCGGCTTCTATTTGTCCGCCTGCATCAATAACATTTAGCTTAGTGCCAACGTTAAGTTCGCCCTCCCATTGCACAATAGTTCCGTCTTTAAGTTTATCTTCCATAAACTTATGTTCAGCGTTTAGCTTTAATTTAATGCGTGAAATCACGTCTTTGATGTCTTGTGTTAAACTCATTGCTTTTTTATTATTAAAACCATTAAAATTAAATGTGTGCCATTAGGTATTCTAAGTCAGCTAAAGCATCGTGTATCTCTGCTAACTCCTCTTGTGGTACGTCTTCCACTTTAACGTGGTTAAATATCCCCTCAACGCTAAAGCCTTTCATCTCTCCCGATTTTATTTTTTCCCACACCATATCGTTGTTAACTTTAAAAGAGCCTACCCAACTGCCCTCTGGTAAGTCTTGAAATTGTATTCCCCTGGTCTTGTCAATAATCATACTTTCGTACATCACAACACCGTCTATCAACTCGCCATTGTGTTGAAGATTTACCTTAGACTGATAGCCCATTTCAAAATAACGCTGTGCTATGGCTTCTATGGTTAGTGCATCAAACTGAACGTAGAACTCACGCCCTCCTATGTTTCGGTATATAGGCATATCGGCAACCATTAAAGCCCCGGTTACTATTCTCCTGTCTCCATTCTCGCTAAAGGCAAACTCATAGTGTTTAGAGTACGCCATAAAAGAGCGTTCTATTGCGGGATGGTCAACTATTGCCACCGCATCAACGCCAGTAGTAAAATCAAAGTCATCTATGTGAACTTTGTATAGTGGTAATTCCATAATATTAAAACTGTTTTTTTGTTTATAGTGCCATTAGATTGTAATTAGGGCTTTCTTTTTGTTTTGCTGTACGCCCATTTGGCTGTTGGTAATATCGCTTTCCACAACGTACACCTTAAAGTTTTCGCCCTCTTGTATTAAACCGCTTGTATTAGATGGGGGTTGTATGCTTGGGGGATTAAACCCGCCACTTGGAGAAGGAATATTGCTACCACCACCACCACCGCCGCCTGCAATGTTATTTACATCTCCACCAAATAGTAGTTTTTTAGCCTGTGCTATGTTTGCTAATATTTGAACAATACCCGATGCAAATTGAGCCGCACCTGCAATACCTGATGTTGCTGCGTTTAATGGGTTTTTTGCTGATGCTGCTGTTAACCCACCAATAGCTTGTGCGGTATCTATTGCTAACCCTGCCAAAGCAAGTGCCTTTTGAAATGCTGTTGCTTTTTTACCGTCTTTAATAAGTATATCGCCCAATGCTGATAAGCCAGCAACTGTACTACGGGCAATAGATAGTTTAGCGTTTTGTATATTCTGTGCCTCTATTAATGATTGTTGTTCTGCTGCTGACCTTTCATCATCGGCTGCCATTTCAGCATCCAATCTTTTACGCAACTCTTCTTTTAGTTTTAATGTTGTCTCATCTTCAATAGCCCAAGACTCATCACGCTTAACCCTTAGTAAGCCTATATATTCATCGTATTCTTTTTTGGCGTTATCTAATCGTTTTTCTAATTCATCTTTTGATAACTTAGTAGTATCTTGCTCATTCTTTTTTAATTCATTTGCTATTTTATCAAGGTTTTCTTTGGTATCATCTGCCTTTTTTTTATTAAAAGCAACCGTTAATTTTACCCTATCAAAAGCATCATCATCAATTTTTTTACCTAACTCTAATATTTGCGCATTCTCATCATTTCTAAGTGCTATCAGGTCATCTAAATCTTTTTGTTTTTGTTCAGATAATTTACCATTTGCTTTTAATTCATTTTGTAACTTAGATATTTTTTCATCGTTATATTTAAGATCTGTTTCATAATGTTTCTTTTTTGCTTTTGCAAGAGTAGTGGATGCATCAATCAAATTATTTTCTAATTTTAAGATTTCTTCTGCACTATCACCTCTTAATTTAGCAAGTTCTAAAGTTTGTTTAGCAACATCATATGCTTTTTGTTCGGTTGCGGTATATTCATCAATAGCACTACTTACATTAGATATTGAGTAATTAAATTTAGTCATTGACTCTGTGGAAGTATCAACAGATTTAGAGAATGATAGAAACTTACTTGCAAGCGTTCCAATTCCAACAACTAATAAACCAATGCCAGTACCTGCAATTGCAGCTTTAAGACCATTAAATGATTTTGAGGTAGCATTGATAGCTGTATCAAATGCTTTTTGTACTATTGCCCCTGCGGCTGTTGCAGCATTGTATGCTTTTTGAAATATACTTGATTGTTTTATTAATGCTGTAATATTTTTCCATTGCTTTTGAGCTTCTACTAATGATTGTACACCCATAGCTAACGCACTTGCCGACTGAACTCTTAGCAATATTTTTTCTACGTCTTCCGACTTCTCACCTAACAAACCATATAAACCCGTTATGGTTTGAAAACCACCCGCAACCGTGTTAATTAAAGTTCCAAAAGCTGCTGCCTTATCCCCGGGGTTTAAAGTATTAACCGCTTCGTTAACATCTTTTAATTGGTCTGCTAACCCTGCGGCTTTCTGTAGGGCTTGGAAATACTCCTCCGTTCCCTCCTTAGCTTGCAGGGCTGCTTCTTTGGCTTCCCTTAGTTGCTGTTTTACGGTTTTTATCTTAGCCTCGCTATCGCCAGAACCCTCAACCTTTACTTTTAAAACTACTTCTTCCATTAGTATACGTTTACTTCTAATTGGTTAACAGCAGAACCTGCCTTTCTAAATATTATGTAATCTTCTTGTGTGCCATCTAACAGCGCAAATGTTGACGGGCTTGGGGTGTTGATATTTACCCCTGCACTAAATCTTAAATCGGTTATATTGCCACTCTTTTTAAACCTAAAGTCTACCTCTGGTGGTGATAATATTTCTTGTATGTCGTAGCTTGTACTTGCACCGGCCAATAAGAACCTACTTTGCAGGGTATACTCTGCGGGTATGGTTAATGTATTAGAACTAAAAATACTTGCATCGTCTAAATCTAAGGTTACATCACCCCTTAAATCTATAATGCTTGGGTTTTTAAGGAATAGCCCCGATTGTGTTATAGTTTGGTTGTATAGGTTTAATGCCGTAACACCGCTTACTCCAAATTGAACGGTTACGCCTGATGAGTTTAATAGTGTTACGTTTTCATTATTGCCCTCCAATACATTGCTATCACCAAATACAACAACACCGCTACTGTTAGCATACACCGTGTTATTCTCCCCCTCTATCATTATACGCATACAGTTGGCGTGTACGCTGTTGCCATCACCGTTTACCACTAACTGAACGGAGCTTGCATCTAAAAAACCGCCCTGCCCAAACCGTATAATCTTACCCGGCAACACCTCGCCTGTTAATGGCTTGCCATCAACTACAAAGCCCGGCTTAACCATTCCACCAATGCTGCTACCTATGCCACCAATAATTGTTTCTTTGGTTACTTGAAAACTTTGCCCGTCTTTAATCTTTAAAAACTCGCACTTGGTAAGTTGGTTGCTTAGTGGGTTGTAGTCTTCTATTTTTTGCAGACGTAGGTAGTAACCCTTAATAACATATATTTTGCGGAATGATAAAAACTCCACGTCTTCTGGTGTTAGCCTTAGATAGCAAGTAACTAACTTACTGTTGCTATCGGATAACTCCTCTATCATATCCTTGTAGAACTTGTTGTATAGGCTGTTGCTTGTATACTCTAAGTTAGGAGGTGCTATGTAAGCGTTATATCCGTAGAATAACTCGTTAGGGTTGCCCCAGTTCAACTCTACGTCAGGGCTGTATGGGTTATCTAAATGCCCCGCATAAGGGTATTTGTTTAATATGTTGGCAACACTTGTAGGAACGTTTGAGGTTACTATGTAGCTTGGTGTGCTTGTTAGCACCCCCCCCCAATACAGTATGCGTATGTTAGTAGCCTTACGTTGTATCGTGTTGTTTTGCTCATCAAACTGATAGATATGCGGAATAATACGGTTAGATTGCGTGTTGCCTACTAATGGTGTAGGGCTAAATATAACGTCAATCTTAGATTGGTTTTTGCTAAAGTCGTTATCTATAAACTTCTCAAACTTACCGTAAACCTCATCGTTGTTCTTTTGGTATTTCTCATTATAGTAGTCTTTGTCCTCTTTGTAAGTAAACAAAAACGACTTGCTATCCAGTTCACCCATAGGGGTAATAACCATATCTTGGCTCTCATCTAACTTGTCAGTCCAGTCTAAAGTTCTGTTAGCACCTGATAGGTAGTATTGATAGCGTGGCTCTACTAATATGTTCTTAGGGTTGTCGGGGTCTACCTCTATGTAGAGGTTAAACATCCTAATAAACGAAACAAGTATATCCCTTAGCTTGGTATCGGCAGGGGGTAATGCGTTGTTCATTAGCATTGTCATACCCTCTGTGATGGTATCGGTTGCAATACCGTTGTAGAAAATAGAGCCACCTGCTACCCTTAGTTTAACCTCATCAAAAAATAAAGCCCCTCCAATTTTAGGCAATTCTAAAAAATAGGAATTTAATACAGTAGTCCCGTTCTTAACAAATTCAACAAAGCAATTTATATCAAAGCCAAGTATAGGGTCTCTGTTATATTTTACCCTTACGTTTACATAATCGCCAACTACTAAAGATATATTATCAGCTTGTAGTTGAACAGTAAAAGTATTTGATGTTGCGTTAACCACTCCACCTACATACCAATACCCCACTAAACTTAGCGTTGTGTTTAGCTTGTAGCTACCATTTTCAACAGGAACAAATCTACCTGATGCAGTGTTAAAGTTACCGCCCGTATCAAAGTTGGGGGCAGTAGTATCGTTGTCAAATGGAACAACACTACTATTAAAAGATGGGCTAAATACGCTATAAAAATCAGGCGTTTCGTAAAACCCTGTTAAACTTGCCCTAAATGTTCTATCCTGTACATCGGCATTCGTTAGCCTTAACCCGTTACCGCTATATGGTATGATTAAAGATTTAAAGTAAGTGTCCGTTATAAAGTCGGAGGTATAGGTATACCCCGCTAACTCCATTATCCTATCCCAATACTCCTTTGCAAAGATAGCGGGGACAAAGTCTGTAAGCGTATAAAGGTTGGTTGCCGTCTGGTCATAGTTAATCAAAGGGTAAACATAGCCGGTGCCTATTGTTGGTGTCCAACTTGCCGAAACATTGGCATAAGTATATGCGTGGTCTAAGTCGCTAAAGTCTAAAGCTGATACGGTCTTATCTCCTAACTCTTGTATTAACGTTGGGGTGTTGCCTATTATCTGTACATCGTAGTCTATAAAGTTGGTATCTTTTAAGTATACCCTTAGCAACTGCAAGTCCCCCCTAAAAACAGAAACGTCATCAATCAGTAGTTCAACATCACTTTTAAGTGCCGGGTTAAACGTTCCGTCAATATCAATCTCAAATATATCGGTAAACAGTTCGTTGTTTAACTTGGTGCCTGGGATGCGTATTGTCTTAGAATAGTTGCCCTCCCTTGTTTCGGGTTTGCGTATATCGGATATTGAATAGTTTAACGATACAGGAACATCATCTAATAAGTCTAACTGCGCCCACTCGCTTAGGTGGTTTGGCTTTATAAATATCTTAGTAACCATTAGTAGCGTTGCATTTGGTTGGTGTAGCTTGTTTCAAAAGTAACCGTTAGGTTAAAGGTCATATCCGTTAACGCTTTCTTAGCTATGTAGCTTACATCGGTTATGTTAATGGCTATAAGGCTACCGTCTTTCTCCCAAAAGATAATAGGGCTGCTTAGTAGTTCCCTTAACCATTCGCTCTCATAGTCATCAATCCAATCGCTGTTTATTTGGTAGGCTGTTTTAACCTCTGTTTGGTACTGGGTTGTTAGCCTATCGGATATGGTGTAACCAAATGATGAGCCTGTTAACTCTCCTTTCGGCTTCTTGTAATTGTACTTACTGATTGTGTCAGTCATCTGCGAGCCTTTGATAAAACTAAAGCTATCAAACCCGCCCAACCTATTAAGAAAGTGTAGCCGGTACTTGGTGTGGTCTGAACAATTAGATACTATGTTATACGTTTTAGTTACCGAACTTGCACCATTGGGTATAGCAGTATCTAAAGTGCGTATTGTATAGCGTGTTATGTTGCTATCAATTATCGGTTGGCTGCCACTATTTAGACTTCCACCGGGTATAATGTTAAGGCTTGCGGGTGCTGATGGCATGCGTAAAAAACAATCTCCCGAACTTGCGGGTGCGCTGTATGGGTTGTTAACTAAAACGGTTTGCACTAAGGCATTGCCATTGTAGGTCTTAACCTCCGCTTGGCTAAACGTTTGGCCGTTTGGGTTCTGTATCATATACAACCACCCTTTCTCATCTATGCTTACATTTTGTTCCGATGGGCTATTAGTTAAAAATGTGCTACCACTTGAGCCTAACAAACAAGTACCACTTGAGTAGGTTACAAACTGCTCAAAGTTTATAGCTGCGTTCCAAGTAAGTATTATATTACTTTGGGCTAAGTTAGCGTAAACGGTAGGTGTTGCCCCGTACTCCTCCCCTATCCTTATAATGTACCCTTTCCAACTGTTAGCGTTGGGTGTTACCTCATCAGTAGATAAGTCAATGTCATCGGTTAGGTAGTTTTCAATTATCCTATGCACGTCAATAACCAACTTGTTAGTGCTACCCGGATAAATGTTTCTCTTTATCCTACGGGTGTAGGTTACATCACCTAAAAAAACAATGTCAACCACAAACTTAAAGTTAGCTTGCGACTGATTGGTAGTGCTTGCCACAAACCAATTCTCATTGTAAGCGGGGGTAAACTTTTGCGGTTCTTGTAATATCGTTATTGCCATTAGTCTCTTATTTCAAAAATTACTTGTTGCCCTAAAACTTTCTCGGCTCTCCTTACTAACTGGGTAAATGCTTTTGGGTTTACTACATCAGTATAAAAGTTGCTTGTTTCTATACCGTGTTGTTGGATAGACCGTGCCATTAAAAACGCTGCTGTATCTAAAGGGTTGTTAGGTGTTTTTCTTATGCCTGCCCTTAGACTTCTTTTTTTATCGGAGTAACCTTGTATGCTGATACCCTTGTTCATTATGTATTTCTTTAAAGCTGATACTGGAGGCATTTTGTTTGTAAACTTGTACGGGCTGCCTATGCCTTTTAACCGCTTCTTACCTTTCCCGTTGCCTTGCACCCCCTTGTCAACATACTTCCAATAGTCCTCCATTGAAATGCTAACCTCGTTTTCGCCAATAGTTAGGCTGATGCTTTGCCTTAGTACGCTACTTGCATTTTTGTTTTTTTCATCTAAGTTTTTTTGCATCTCATCAATAAGAAGTTGAGCAAAGCCCGCCAATAGTGCCTCCATTGATTGCTCTACGCTTTGTTTCTTATCAATACCTATGTTATTTAAGTTTAGCATTTTTCATCATTAGGTTGCGTATTCTTTCCTTGTCCTTGTAGTATGCCAACATATTTAAAAACTCCACCACGTTTAGTTGCGTGAAAAAATCCCATTTTTCAGGGCAGTTATTGGAGAGGCTATCCAACGCATTATGCCACCCCCACCTTTCGTTGAACTGACCGACTGCTCCCGCAATAATTTTGCTGCCACTTTCATCTCCTCCACCGCCCTGTTTATAAAGTAGGTTTCTATATTGGTTGTTAAATCTTTCGTAACTTGATAAAAAAAAAGTGCCGCAGGATATGCAACCGAGATAGGCATATACCTGTAAAACTCATCGGCTCGTTCCTTATGTGCTTTACCGTTGTACTTTGTAACTACTAACTTACCATACCACGTTTTCTTAGCCGGTAGGTATAGAGTCGCCATTATCTTATGCAGATTGTTAATAGGGTTTTTGATGAACTCGGATAGGTCAATGTATTGCCCGGCTGTTAGTTCGTTGATTAATAAGTTGGCTTGGTATAGCTTACCGTTTATCTTTATTTGATTGACTGCCTTAGCTTCTGGTAGTTCGTTTAAGAACGCAATCTTACCTACCAACGTAGCTAATTGGCTTGCTGTTAGTTCTAAGAACACATCCTCACTCTCTCCCGTAAGTAATGATAGCACTTTAATGTTGCGGTCAAGTATTCCCTCTGGGTCATCGGTATGTTCTAACTTGGCTATCTTAATAAAAGTGCCAATGGTAACATCTTCTAATTTGGTCGGTATTTGCAGTTTCATACATTTAATACCGCTTTTTTGGTTTTCGTGCCATATATTTGCCTTATGGCTGCACGAATAATAATAACCAAGCAAGGAGACAAATACCAGATAACCTATAAGTCAGGTAGTGGTATGGATATGCAAACCAATAAACTGTATAGCAGCAAGTCTTTAGCTTACCGGGCTATTGCAGGGTTTATACTTTCAATATATTCTTTAGGGGGTTTGGAGGTTAAGAAATGTAAAAGGTTTAAGCAAACCAACGTTATACGGTTTGAACTGAACGGAACTAAGCACCTTATACAAGTAACTGATAAGTGTGTAGAAAGACAAAGCCCCGCATTAAGCAGGGCAAAGTCTAACCAATCAAACACTATGCAGGGCTAATTTACAAAATATTATAACTTCCCGTACCTCTCCTTAAAAATAATTGCCAACCTAGTGCGTGGGCGTTAACCGTATCATCGTGCATCCCCTGGGGTGCTGAATACTTTACCCCGTTTAAACTGTAAACATACTCAAAGGCTTCTAACTCCTCCTGATGAATGCCTTGTAAGACTGATGTTCTCCCGTTCTGTAATGCGTTGGCAAGCCCTAACATTAGTTCTTGTTTACTGTTTGCGTTGTATTTAAACCCTATTACATTGCACCCGCTATTTTGCAAGTCCTCCACTATCGGGTCTCCTACCCCCGTGCTATCTATTTGGGCTTGGGTTTTACCTATTACCTCCTTTATTCTTTTGGTAGTGTTCCCCCAATCCATTCTAAAGCGTTCAAAATGGCATATAAGCCCCATAGCGTTTAGCCCGATTATTACCGTGTAGTCAACTGACTTGGCAAGGTCAATTCCATAACAAACCGCTTGGTCTGTTTGGATAGGTGCTAAACAAAGTTTAATATAGTTTAATCCAAAAGGGTTGCTACCGTCATCACTTGGTTCAGCTAAATATAGTTCCCTAAAAACGTGGTCGGGTAAATCTCTTTGGGCTTGCTCTATCTCCTCCTGTTTTAATATCCCTGCCTCTACTGCATCCCACGCAGTTATCTTATGGTACTCATAATCTTGTTCACCGGCACGGGCCTTTAGCCCTAACCTATACCCCCAATTCTTTTTACCTTTTGCATTACCTATCAGCTTGCACTTACCGTTGGTTGCTGTTAAGGTTGAACGCAATGCAAACCATGCCTCCTCCCTTGCACGGGTGAACTCATCAAACACACACGCATAAACGTCATCACCGTAAAGGTTATCGGGCTTCTCTGCTGACTTAAACTGAATGATTGCACCCGTTGGTAGTGTTAGTCTTAGCTTGCTTTCGTTGATGGTAAAGAAACCACGCACCGTTACCTGTTTAATCATACGCCTAAAGGCTATCTCGGCTTGGCTGTATGTAGGTGCTACCCACCAAACGGATTGGTTAGTGGTGCATTGCAGGGCTTGTTCAAACAACCAAATGATGTGGCTTGCTGTTTTGCCTGACTTGGTTGATGCTTCGCAGATGGTAAACCGTGCCTTGCTATCCAGTATTGCCCGTTGGTAGTCTGTTATCTTTGGGCGTTTATAGGTTATCTTCACTCTATATCGTAGCTACATTCACTTACCAAATATTCAAACTGCCCTATGTCATAGGTCGGGGTTGATATGGTGTTGCTTGCAACAAGGTTGCCCTCATACCATATTTGCGTTGTTATGTAGCCGGGCGTGTTGTTATCTCCTATGCTATCGCAGTCAATAAAGTATTTGCGGTAGGCTTGGATGGATAGGTCGGGGCTGCCTGTTGTTTCGCCATTAAATACAAAGGTGCTATCCCATTGCGTTGAGGTTATCACGTCATCAATAGTTCCCATAGGCTTTATTCCCGTTTGAACGTTGGTAATGACCTTGTAAACCACTTGCCCTTTGGGGATGACCTTATCTTCTTTGCAGCCAAACAAGGCTATGATTATTAATATTAGCAAATTTCTCATATTTCTTACATCGTGTTTTAAAAGGTTGTTTACTGTTTTGCCGCCCTTTTAGTTACATTTTTGCAAATTAAGTTATAAAACTTACATCAATCTAAGTTTAAAGTTATCTTTACTTCTCCCTCGTGTTTTATTTCTTGCTTATCGGTAAACATTTTAAGATGCTTACCAATCATTTCTAATGCCTTTAAAGCACCAATGCTATCAAACTTATAAACCCCAATACCATTTTCGTTTATTTCCTGAACCATTTCTTTTCTATCGCTATCCCAAATCATAACAGGAGTGCTTTCCATACATCTGTTAAAAACATCAACAAACCCCTTTAAAACAAAACTTGCATCTAACTTTAAATTATCAGCTCTCTCTTGCATTAGTTCACACACACGCGTAAGAACCTTATCATTTCTTAGCAATCTATTTCCAGCAACGTGTGCACTATTTTTCGCATATCCCGCCCTTATTGCTGCTTGTGTTCCATTTAACAAGGAACAATACTCCAATGCAAATATCTCTCTCCTATCGTTATCTAATTGATTACTTTCTTCGGTTGCCATATTGCTTTTGATTTTCTTCGTATAGGTTTCTACCTAATCTTATTACTTGTTCCTTACAGGCGTTGCAATTCATATCTGTTGAATAGCCTATTGTTTCTTTTAAGTGTGCCGCCAACCCGTTAAGGTCGTGGTTGGATGTTACATAGAAGTTTTTAAAGTAAAACTCCCATATTGGTTTAAAGGTTGCGAGTTGATTAAATTGTTCTTGTGTCATAGCCGGTTGTAAATTACAATTGATAATGTTGCTGCGGTTGCTGCGGTTAGTAATGCTTCTATTGGGTTAACGGTTGTTAGTTGGTACGCAAGGCAAGTCCAAAATGTTAGGCACTTGTTACACTTTAGAGGGTATGGTATTATATATCCAAAGGGTAGGTTATCGTGTAGCCATTGGTTAGCGTGAGCCATTTGCATTGAAACAACTATTCCTAAGCAAGCAAAACCAATTATGTTAAATAGTAGCTCCATCTAATTTATGTATTTGAAATGCTGACTTGTTGTGTATGGCTGTATAATCGTTGTAGTTGCCTATTGAGTGATGGTAGTCTAAAAAGTTCCAATCATCAGGCAGAATGTTCATTAGTTGTGTTCCGTGTTCGTTGATTACCTTGTTTAAACAATCCTGGTCGCAGAATGCACTATATGGGTAAATGTTTTTAGCCTTGTCAAATATCCATTTAAAGTTACGATGCACAACCCAAAACCCTGCGTTAAAGTATTTATTTACGTCAACACCCATATTGCGGCAATGCACTTGTAAAAACTCTGCCCAATACCTATCTAATACCGCATTAAACTTATCCTCTTTAATTAGGCTAAAGTCTATCGGTTTGTTAAGGCACCAGTCGTTATCAAAGTACATTATCATTTCGGCATCGGGAAACATATCAAACATAAATAGTTTGTTATGTATAATTTTAATAAACAGGTCATCAAACTCCCTATCGCTATAAAACTCACTTACTATGTTTGGTTTTAGCCCGGTAAACCTTTCAACCCTTGCGGCTGCACCTTGAGCATACTTGTAGTTCTGCTCATCCATCCCCATCGTTACTGCTGTTATATTCATTTTACTAAGTTGTGGTAAATTTTTTCGTTGGCTTCTACTAACTCTTTATACTCATCGGCATCAATGCTACTCCTAAATGCTGTTTCGCTGTTGTGGTGTTTGGGCAGTTCCTCCATCCACTTCATATGATAATCGTAAGAGTATATATAATCGGTTACGTCTGACAAAGATATGTATTTGTATTGTTGTTTACCAGTTCGGTATATGCGTTCTGTTAGTTCGCAATGCTCATACCCGTATATCTTAAACTCATCATTAAAGTAAACCTCTCCAAGTTTCTCAACATCAAAGTATAACAGGCAACCAAATACTATATCGGTTATAATTACGTTGCCTATGGTGTGTAGTATGTTTACGTTAAGCCCCTTGATAGGTATAAAGTTTAAATGCGGAAAGCCACTATTAATAAACTTGTCTGCCCAGTTATGGTCTTTAGGAAAGCAATCGTCATCAAACAAAAATATGTGCGTACACTTTTGCTCATACAGATATTGTAAACATTTATTCTTTGCCTTTGCTACCCCTATTCGTTCCGTTCCGCAGTTGCCGGTATAAGGTACATCGCTGCAATCTTCATAG